CTTTTGAGAAATACTCGCCGACATAGTTTGATATAGCATCTAGAGTTTGTATTCTCTCTCTTAATAACTCACCATCTCTTAATTCTGTAAAATGATTATCTCTGATATAGTCAACTACTATATCATTTTTCATCATATTCCAATCGTCTTCTGTTATAATTCCTTTTAAAACAAGTTGTTTTCTGAGAATATCATAAAATAAATGTGAGAATCTACGTCTTAATCTATCAATAAACTTTTGAAATTTAAGTTCGTCACGAGAGATCTCGGTCGATCTACCTAAACTAAACTGCGCTTCTTGCTCGAGACGATTAATTGGTACATTGAGTGATCGATACATTCTCTTCTGAAAATAAATTATGTCTTCAATCTCGCCAAGATTCTGACCACCTGCAAGTGTAGTAATTTCTGTTCCTCTACCACCCTCTCGTCTTGGTAACCAAAAATCTTCAATCATAGATTGATGTTTACGATCGTCTCGTATCTCGCCAGTTTGTGCATCATATACAAGTTTATTTCGATACCTTGCCATGATATCTTTCATATATTGTTCTGCTTTACCACGTGGCATATTACCAACATCAATATAGAACATACGTCTTTCTGGTGCTCTTGCTAATCTGTAAATAACAAGTGAGTCTTCCATCATACGCAACTGATTGATCGGTTTCAATGCTTTCTGTAAATATGAAACAACTCTTCTACGACTCTCATCAAGTAATCCAGATGTGCAATAACTAATAGAATCGAGAGTCATTTTGACTCCACCTGAGTATTGATTTCCTGGTTTTTCCTGATAGATATAATACTCGTCAACTTTTTCTATAACATTGACGCCAGTATTTGGATCTTTTTTCTTTTTGACCTGCTTCACCTTTCTAATTTTAGATGAGTCAATCGGTCGTATCTCTTGTATTCCCGCTTTTAAATTTGTTTCGTTTACAACTAAGTGATGATAAATTCTTCCATCAACATACCATCGACGGAAGATATCATGAGCGAGTTCGTGGAAGTTCATCATTCCCACAATATTATCAAATTCTTCTTTAATTGTTTTCTTTATTTTATCACTTGTTTCGAGATTATCTAAATTGATATCGATTGGTTGCTCAAGTTCGCTACCTGATATAGATTCATTTACGATATCTTCTATCGCTGCATCTACTTCGGGATGCATAGCAACACCTCGATATTTCATAATCATATTATAATTATCTTTTACATCGTCTCCATCTATGTTAACATACTGTCCATAGTGAGAACCAGATGCAGTTACATACCCAGCACCATCATCATCTCGTGCTGGTACGATAGAAGGTTTCTTCTTCGGGTCATCCGTAGAAGAAGTCCTCTTAATCTCAAAACCAAATAATTTAATACTTCTATCGTTTTCTGCCATTTAAAATCCCTTTGATAAAGAGAGGGTAAGTATTCACCCTCTCTTATCTTATTTATTAGTTAGCAATCTGATCAGTTGTTGTCCAGTATTGATACTGGAACGTGACTGTAAATCTTTCGATATCATCTGTTGTAGCATATGCCACTTCAATAGGTGAAAGATCTGTTGGGTGTGCACCATTAAAGATATACTCTTTAATTTTTGCACCTGATCGATCAAGTTGAGCGATTCGAAGATCTGCCTCATAATCTATAGGATTTGTTAATCCTACATTCTCTGAGTGCTGACCCATCCCAGCCATCCATCTTTCCATTGCGTTACGAACTTTGAAGTCCGTATCATTGATGATAGTTGCTGTCCATACATCAAATGTGCGATCACCTGCCATTTTTAATTGGCGTCCACGGAAGGGAACAATAATTGATCCCATTGTAGATCCAGGTAATTGTGCTGCTTCACACAAAAATGATGATGTTTCTGTTACATCCGAACTACCTGCATAGGTCGGAAAGTTAATTGTTGCCTGAAAAAGATTAGGACGAGCACCGCCACCTCTAATCTTTGCTTTGAAATCGTCTACACCAAATACTGCCATTTTCTATCTCCTTACACTGTACCGACGACTTCTTCGAAGTCGACGCCAGTTCTAACTGCAACAAAGTTGAGTGTTATAAAGTTAACAGAACGAGCTGGTTTGATGAAGATACTTGCGATAAACTCGTTGCGGTCGATTACTGCTGCAGTGTTGTTTGATTCTTGTGAATTCATCATTGAACTCAAAGAGTACAGACTCTGCTGCTCTTCCGATTGCTCTTTCAAGAACTAAGAAAAGACGACGAACATTAATTCTATCAAATGCTGATGGTCTTGCTAGTCCTGTCTTGTCACCAAAGAGTAAAAGACCTTGACCAGGAATATTAGCGATTGGATTTACACTTGCCTTATAGAGAGTATCTCTTTGTGCTTTTGTTGGTGTGTAATCAATCCCTGTTACTCCAAGATATGTTCCTCGTCTGCTACCAGCAGGAGAGAACCATGGTGCTGCATTACGATCAGTTGCTGCCATAATACCTGCTGTAGAAGATGATGCAGGGATTTGAATAAACTGATCATTAAATTTATCATACACTTTTAAATAGTTTCCATCCATTATTAGATAGGATGAGTTCGTAAAAGTATCTGCAGTAGTGACTATATTTGTTGTAGCAGTTGCTGCATTTGTTACATCAACAACGTCATCTCTAGCAGGAGACGCAACTACAACACAGTCTTTACGAGTAGTTCCTGCAATAGATATTAAGTCATTTACAACAGTCGTTTGATCAGATGTTGATATCATTCCAGGAGCGATTAAGAAGTCGACCTCTACGTTATCTTTATCTTCGAAAAGATCAAATCCTGTTGCATATTCGGTTGTTGTAATCGTTCCTGAGTTGACTCCTAAAGTTAGATCATAGATGTCATTCGCTCTTTTGGAAATTGTATCTGCTTGTCCACGAGCAAAGTTTTCACCACTATCGACAGTGGTTCCTGCACCTGCTGCAACAAAGTCAGAATCAAATCCAACGAAATTAATAAACCCAGATCTTTCATTAACAACATCTTTTGCAAAGTTATTTGATCCATCTGTATTTTTAGCATCAGATGCTTTTGAAACAAATGCATATCTTTCTAAGACTGCCCCATTTGTTCCTGTCAGTAAACCATCTTGATCGATAACAATGATATGCATTTCATCGTTTGTTGCACTACGATTTGAAGCATATGTACTAGTTCCAGGAGCAGCATCAAATTCAGATGCATATGTCCAGTTTGTCATGTCTGATGAGTCCCATACAGAGACGCGAATACTGTTTCCTAATGCTCCAGGAAATCTTCCTGTAAACACATGATTTCCTGATAATAGTGTTGCCACCTGACTATTAAAATCAGCTTTATTCTTTACAGTTGGTGCAGATAGTGAACTAGCATTACTTACTCCTGCAGCATAAGTCGCATTTTTAGCAGCAGATGTAACTGTTCTAACGACTTGTAAAGAATTAGAATATCTTAAAAATTGTGATGCACTTGTAAAGTCGATATCTCGACCATTTGCTGCATCTGGGGTTCCAAAAGTATCTGCGAGTCCATCCTCATCGGATATGGAAACTCTTTCTTCAACTGGACCCCATCTAAAATTACCTACGAACGCGCCTGTAGATGACTGGACGTTGGGCACTCCGCTAGTCAGATCTATTTCTTTGACGACAACCGCAGGAGATTCGGATGGTGTGAATAGTGCCATTTTTTATTCCTTCTTCGGTTACTAATTATATGTTTTCATAATGCGGTTATCTTCAATATTGTTATTATTTATAATATTATAGATTTGGGTCATATTCTATTGCCCAATCAATATTAGTTGAATTTTCTATCCTAGCGATCTCATCACTTCCATCATCAATAAATCCGAATGGAACAATATCATCATCAATTTCTTTTAATTGTTTTCTGAAAATCATGTCTTTAAGATTTATATCTGTCATGTCTCCGAAATACTGAGTAGAAGTAAAATAACCAAACATAACAAGATTCATCATAAGATCATCATGGTTTCCTTCTGATGCTTCATAAGATAATCCTCTCGATGTAAAAGTAGATATTTCAAGTATTGTATTTTCATCAACAATATTTAATTTATTATTCTCTAATATATCTTTTATCGCTGAGCAACCAAGACGTTTCGTTTTACGATTAATTTCTATTCCTATTGCATCTGCTCTGATCGCTGATTCTAAATGTATATTTTCGTATTCTAAATCATGATATAATCCATTACATACAACTGACCCTTGATCATTTGACTCTATTATCACATATGCTTGATTGTAGGAATTAGCATACTTATAGATAATATTAGGGAAGAGCAAAGGAGAGATAGTGTTATTGCGATAAACAGCAACCTGTTGAAACGGGCGGACGCTAATATCGATCAAATTAAAGGTAGAATAATCCTGTCCTCTTCCCTTCGATACATCTACAGTCATAATATAATCGTGTTTCCTTATCGGTTCTCCATAAATTAAAAGATCACCACCTTCAAGTGATTTTTTATATGGTAATGCTTTGAATCCCATCAGAGTCTCAGCATTAATTAATGTGTTACCAGTTCCGAAAAAAGTATTACCAAACTCTTGATCAAATTGTAATTGTGATGTATTAGCAATCGTCTGCTCTCTCCAATAATCATCTCTACCAGGAACATCCCACCAATCTACTCTAAAATTTTTGAACTCGTTTACTCCTTGGACTGCACCTTCCCATATTTTATAGAAAGTGTTTCCGATTCCGTTTGCTGTAGAGGTGACAATAATTTTAGTATCCGTTCCGGCTGAAACCACAGGATAAGTAGAAGTGTAAAACTCAGCAGCCCGCTCAACAAAAGCAAATTCGTCAAGATAAAGTAAGTTGACTGATAGTCCACGAATAGAACTACCAGATGTAGCAGCAGCGATAATCCTAGAATTATTGGAAAACTCCAACGATCCTTTATTAAGCGCCTTTGATCCTGGCTGTAAGAAAAAGGGGATATTTTCGAGCATAAGTGTGACTCTCGAGAGCATCTCTCGAGCAGTTGCTCCTTTGTTAGCGAGGACTGCAACTGTTTTTTCTGAATTGAAAAGGGCAAACCAGAGAAGGTAGGCGCAGGCTGAAATCGACTTACCTGATTGACGACATGCGAGAACGACATTGAAACGATGCTCCTGAAATCTGTTAAACATTTCTTTTTGATAGGGATATAATTTGAAAGAAACTAATCCTTCATCTAACGATATCACTTTACAATATTTTTCTGTAAAGTAAATAGGATCTTTCATACATTTTGCATATTCAAGAACTGAATCTTGCGTCCATTCCTGTAGAATACCATCACGTTTTACGTTAGGATTTCCTAGATAACTTTCACTTTGTGCTAGGAGTGACATCAATTATATCTTTCTCATTCTGTAATAACTTTTGCAAGTCAGCAGTAGATCCTAAAAATACATTATTAGTTGTATTTCCTGCTATTTGCTTCACTTCTTCTTGATTGATATCTTTATTTTTTTTATTCAAATCCATTAATTTATCATTTACATCTGATATATTTTTTATCATTCCAGATAAAACTTCGTATGCTCTCGGATGTTCCGATTGACGTGCAACTTCAATCATATCCTCGAGAGACTCACGACCTTTTTCAATTAAGTCATAATATGTATCTCTTGAATAATCATAATCAGATTTTATATTTTTTTCTTCAGTTGTCATGAGCTATCACTTAATAATGTTATAGTGTTAGTAAATCCAAAGTCGCTATCTGGTAATCCGAATACAGTTGTCGGTTTCGGAACTGTATCAATCCTTTGAACTGCTATATCTGAGTCACCTCCTGCTCCACCTGCCATATCAAATATAGTTGTTTTAGCATTTCGTATTATATCAGATCTTCCGATTGATCCGTAAAAACAAACTTTCATCTCAAAGTCAAGTGTGTATATAATAGTTCGACGTTGCTCGAGTGCTCCCTCAAAATCATCTGCGAAACTCAAACTTTGTATTATAATCGGTATATCTTCTTTGAATGTTGAATATTCTTCACTAAATGGTTTGATTGTAAGAGTGTATTGTGGATTAAATGTTGGGAGTATCTGCTCTACAATCTGTAAAGCATCATCTTGAGTTTTAGCATAAATGTTAAGTTGAAAACTAATATTATATGGAACTGGTGAGAAAAACTTTTGACGATTTGTATTATTAGTTCCTAGTGTATTAAATTTACTAACTTTTGTGAGTTGCCTTGTAGCATCATAAGCGAATGAAGTTATTTCAAACGACATTCTTGGAAGTTTAATCGCAACTTGCGAGTTTTGATCTAGATCAGGATTTTCTCTGATCCTATCTAAATACTTTGATTTTGGTGCATAGGAGAGTGGAACCTTAACTTGACTGTTTGGTCTTACAACATATAAATTATTGAACAATCTTCCGAAAATTGCAACACATGTTCGAACTTTTTTATGATAAAAATGGGTACCAAACATTAATTATTCTCCGGATCTCCGAATGGATTATCTTCACTAAAATCTAAGAAACTATTAGTCAATGTGCTAAAGTCTGTATTTTGTTCATTAGATGATATTAAATTATTCTCAGTAATTGCAGTCACGTTGTATGACGAGTCGGATACTCTGTTAACACCACCTGTAATTGCAATATTTGTTCCTGTGACAAAAGTATGATATTTGTCATCGCTAGTGTCGATATGAATTAGATGTAGTTTCTGATCTGAGTCAGACCATTTTGAAACTTCACCCGCCACTGTGATACCACTTGATAGAGTTTGAGTAGCAGTCTCTCCAGCAGTAATGACGCCACTCGTGCCATCTAATGTAAGAGTGTATGTATATGCATAATCTCTTTCAATCGATTGAATCGCATCGATGCCTGTATCAAGATCTTCGTCATTATATTCGAAGAGTTGTGCTCTCAGTTTAAATATAGGTAGATTGCTTAATTGATAGAATGGTTGCTCATGCTCAACATGCATGATTTGAAATAATTTATTAGAAAGTGGTAAATAAATCAGATCTCCCTCGAGTGGTCTAACTGAAGTTACACCATTGTCCATTCTCGCAACTGATTGAGTCCAACGTCGACGAGATACTACAAAAGTTGCTTCATCTCTTATCTCTACACCAAATCGTGTAAAGAGATCTCCCTCACCATCAAATCCTTCTATATTTTCAATATACATCTCAATTTTATGAGATGAATTAAAACGTGAAGGAATATCTTCACCAAAGATTCTATCTTCTTGTACAACGTCTCTTGGTAAATAATAAACTTCTTGACCATAAATTTTTAAAGATTCGATTACAATATCTTCGTAAAGATTCTGCTCTGGTCTGAACTTATCAGTAAAGTAAACATTTCTTGCCATATTAACCTACAAAGAAATCTGGTGGCATCTCATGTTCCATCCGTATGGTTTCTCTCAATTTATCAATGTCGGTTGTCGCGTCATCAAATATTTGACGTCCGTTTAACACAACACCTCCAGGAAGTTGCATACCTTCGAACTTTAAAAGATTAGATC